CCCCCCCAGCGAGGCCACTATTGCGCCACCAATGGCCAGCACTAGGCCAGCTAGTTGGGGGGGTATAGCCGCCAACCCCAACCCCCCCAACTATGGTGCCACCAAAGGCCGCCAAAGGGCCTGCAAGGACGTCTATTAGGTGGGCCAATAGGTGGGCCAAGGGCCCCACTCTTTAAGCGCTTAGGCACGTCCTAGGCAATGCTAAATCGCAGGCAATAAAAAGCCCCGCTGGTGGGCGGGGCTAGGTTGGAATGTTACATTGTATCAGCAGCGGTAGCCGGTGTTGGTGTATGCAAACACTGGGCCAGGGTGGGGCAGTACTACAACCTTAACTGCATCCTTTAGGCGACCTCCAGGTAGCCGCTTTTCACAAAGGCAGCGATGTAGCTGGCCGGGGTGCCGCTACCGAGGATGGCCGCTGCCTTGAGCGGGGCCAGCACGGACAGCGCTTGGTCACGGGTGAAGGTTTCTCCAAGGCTGGCCAGCGTTTCAATCACAATGGCGCGGGTGTTGGTGGCCTTGTGGCCGTTGTTGCGCCAGTGGGCGCCTACAGCGACGGTGCAGCCGCGTTGCAGGGTCAGGTGGGGCGCAATTACCTTGGCCTTGGCGGTAATGGCGTACATTGTGCCGCTGGCGGTAGCTGGGGCTGCCTGTGCCGCTGCTGGAGCGTTTACAAGGGCCAGCAGTGCAGTAGCTACAGGGGTAGGCAGTGCAGCGCCTTGTGGTGCAACTGGACCAACAAAGGCTTTAGGGGTCTTGGCGGTTTTGGTAGTAGTTTTCATGGCTGTGTACTCTTGGCTGCCAGTGCGTTGTGCCTTGGCTTGGACTTAACTATAGCGCAGTGGTGCCACCACGCAAGCTTTATTTTAAGATTTTTGCGTTTATTTTTATGTCGTTATGGCACGGCGCTTGCTACGTGTGCGGACGCATATAAGCAGTGGAGAGTCTAGCACGGAGTTGGCGTGTCACAAGCGGCTGTGAAGCACACCACTGGCGTGCCTGAGCCAGTCTGGAGCGAAGCGCCGAGCGCGAAAAGATCAATCCTAGAGTCCTAGTTGCTCATACGTAGATGTGCAAGTCGGAATCATTTCCGGCCAACGATCCTGATCAGGGTGGGGGCTATATGAAGGCGTCGTTGCGGAGTAAGCACATCAGCAAGTTGTAGTCTAGCTCCTCGGCCGTTGCGGTTGGAGGAGCTATCTCTATGATGCGTAGGACACAGGCTTTCTGTATTTCGTCGTTTTGCATTTGCCACTTGGACTGATTGGTATAGCCAGTGTCTGGGCTCCGAGAGCTAAGCGTTGAATGGGTGCATCCTGCAATTACAAGCATGGCGCACAATACTAAAGCTCTCATATTACACCTCGCTACATCTTGGCTATTAGATTATCTATGAATTCATCAAAGTCCTGAACACAGAACACTTTGTCCTTCTGCACATCTTTCTTGGCGACCGTATTGACTCTTCCTTTGCCTATATCCTCGGCGCCAAGCTCTTCGATAAAGTCCCTGAAGTCTGCTACTTCCAGGCGCCCCAGCCGGTCCTCTGGGAGTAGCATGTCCAGCATCATCGGCATGCTGAAACGATAATCCCCTGTTCCATCTCTATACACAATCTTCTTAAATTCGCTGAGCTTGTTGGCCACGTCTCCGTTTGTCCAACGCTTGGCTATCTTAGATAGAATGCCTGCCTCAGCTATATACTGGCCAGTGGTAAGCGCGGAGAACTCAGTAGCTGAGCGAGTATCTTTCTCGAGAAATAGCTGATATCCATACACTAGGAGATCAAGGGCACACTCTGTGATTATTTCACGATCGCTGGCCATTGTGCTGCCATACATCTTGACGCCCATGACTTCCATAGTGATGAAGCGGCGTTCCCCAGCCCCTTTATTGGAGCGTATGTATTTACGGTTCTTATCCACAGTGGTGAGGAATAGAGCAGCTCTGCGCAGGCATTCGCTGGAATCTTCTTCATGACTACGACGCTGATTGCTGATGCGAGTAGTGCTGAGCGTGAAGATATTCTGCTCTACGATCTTTGCGCATCTATCATCTGGATCATACTCATCAAACACAGCGGCTAGAGAGTCGCGGCATTGGCGGACATATTCCACCATGTTGGATCGTGGGCCTTCCTTCTCTAACTGAGCTATTGGCGCAGAGTAGCCGAGAGGCTCTAGGCAACGCATGAAGCTCTTCGGAAAGTTTGACTTACCACAGCCGCTGGGGCCAACGAGCGCCAGCACCCACTGAACATCCACAGATCTATCCGGGGACCACAGGGCCACCATGTCCCGAGCGCAACGAATCAGGGTTTCAACGTTCTCATCCATTGTCATAGGGCCCAGCACGCGGATACCGTCTGTTAGCATGCGCGCTGCTGCGACCTGCGCTTGGGCCAAGGCTACCGGGGGCTGCTGGCTAAGCAATAGCAGTGGTATGGACATCTGACGCTGAGCTAATTCCATCCTACAAGCCTGCTTGACCTGTGTACCACGGACTCCAGCTCCTTCCCCAATAAACACTGTGTCCGCCAGCCACGTCTCGTAACGCATAGCAAAGACTTCTAAGCTTTCAGCGCCAGCCGCTATATTCTCTTTGTTGTAGATTGCCCCGCTAACGTCCTGCACATAGTCGGACCATAGAGGATGATTCAGTAATCGACGGTAGTTGGCGGCTGTCTGCTCAATTAGGATTCGGTCTTTAAGGACTTTGACCTTGACTTGGTACTTCGCAATGAGATGAGCAATTGGAAGAGCTGTTGTAACATCTACTCCGCTGTCCTCGATGATACTGAGGAAGTGTGATCTAGCGAACTCTGCTTGATCGACCAGCCAGTCGTCCCAGCCATTACGCCCATCAACCATGGGAGGGACATTGGGAAAGGTGCAGGTAATATCAGGCCTAATTGCATGGATCCACCCCTTTAATTGGCTCGCAGCATGCATCACGTTAGGATTTTCGATTATATCTCCGTCAAAGCACACTACGATCTTAGCGCTTGGCACCATGCACTTGATCATATCGCTCAGAGAGTCTTTGAGACGCTTATCTGTAGACCAGTTGGCGCATCCGCTGAGCGCTAAGCTCGGTATTCCCGTGAGATTGCGCGCCAGCATGGAGCTAGTGAACTTCTCGTGAAACATGACGATGGGGGCATGACAGAGTTCCTCAAGAGTGGACATGTAGTAGATGCAGTCATCGCCCTTGTTACTCAGTTGTACGAACTTGGGGGGCTTGTCTACCTTGTGATAGATTTTGCCGCGACGTTGCCAATACTCAACGTTCTTATCCCAGTTCTCGACCCTCAGTAACCAGCGGTCATCATAGTATTCCCCTTCAGGCCCCCTGATCTTGAACGCCCATCCCTCAAGGATATGCGGAGCATACTGATCCGCCCCCATCTTGGTGAAGAATCCGAGGTTGGCGTTCTTGTATGGCAGTATTGGCAGGTCTTGGATAGTAACGCCGCGTTCGTCCAGGTAGACAGCGGCTTCTGATAAATAGTTCTTGTCCGTCTGGAGGAACTTAGAAATAGCCATGCTTGCTCCAATGGTTGGCCCGTGCTACAATTGGACCGTTCATGCTAGAACGCAGTTTGCCCCTAGTGATGCAGCGGTCACTAGGGGCTTTTTATTGCGTGTAGGTTTTGCATAATACGCCCTAGCGGTAGGTTAGACCAGCGTAGTGCCTAGCTCTGGCTACCCAGCCGCGATCCCACTCACTCATGGACTTAGGGGACTTCTCTTTATCATATGGGTTCTGCTCTCTTGGCACATTTTCACTATGCGCTTTGTATCCTAGCTCAAAGGCTCTCATTCGCTTGCTCCCGATTCGGCGATCTTAGCTCTAAGCTCTTCGATCTCTTTCTTAAGAATATTGATCCTTATCTCATGATCCTTGTACAATACGTATCGCCCCCTAGCGCTTTTATCCATTGGGATATGCTCATGGGTATCGGGGTAATACGGAGGGTGGAACCTAGTTATGGACATTATAGTTCCTCCCCATCATACAGCACCCAGAGCGCTAAGACCACAAAGGTCCCCGCACAGCAGCCAAGTAATCATCACTCAGTCCTCATATAAATGTTGGGGATATCCCAGTCCATTTCTCGCTCAAGCGCATGGCCGAAGCTCGAAACTCTTACTTTCCTCTGACCAGGAATATCCTTTACCCAAGGCCAGCTATGATGCTTGTGAACCCAGCCCCGAGCGCGAAGCCATTCCTCCGCAGCGGCTCGCATCTCATCATTAGTCCACGTAGAAATTTGGCTCATCATCTTCCCACCCAAATTGATACCAGAGAGCAGCCTCCATAGTATCGGTGAAGACCGTATAGGAATGATTAGTTTTGGTGTAGGCCCACTCATATCCGTCGTAATCCTGTATCCAGCCATTAACGAGCAGGTAGTTGACACACTGCATCTTAAAGCTGCTCATCTCAATACTCCTCGGCTTCTTTGCGGCTAATGAAGAAGTGGATACCGTTAGTACATTCCACTCTGATGTCTGGATCGTAACTGTCCGGGCGCACTATGAGCCCCACACGGTATTCAGTCTTATCGTCATGAGACGATATCCCCACTTCTCCTTTCGAGAGTTCAAGAACCTCTACAAATTCAGCCCTGCACTTGCGCCCTATAAGTGAGCTTGTACGTCCCGCAGCGCTCGGCACTCGGAGCTTGGCTATTACCCCTCCTGAAAGCTTTTTGAAGGCTACAAATTCTCCCTCTTCTGGGCAGTGCATGAAGCCGCTAAGGCTGGCCCCCGTCAGGTTGGCATCCCTCAGGTTGGCATCCCTCAGGCTGGCCCCCCTCAGGTTGGCATCCATCAGGTTGGCCCCCGTCAGGCTGGCCCGCGTCAGGCTGGCATCCCTCAGGTCGGCCCCCGTCAGGATGGCATCCATCAGGGCGGCCCCCGTCAGGTCGGCCCCCGTCAGGTTGGCATCCCTCAGGTTGGCATCCCTCAGGTCGGCCCCCGTCAGGTTGGCATCCCTCAGGTTGGCCCCCGTCAGGTCGGCCCCCGTCAGGTTGGCATCCCTCAGGTTGGCATCCATCAGGGTGGCCCCCGTCAGGTCGGCCCCCGTCAGGTTGGCATCCATCAGGGTGGCCCCCGTCAGGTCGGCCCCCGTCAGGTTGGCCAACCTGAGGTTGGCATCCATCAGGTTGGCATCCATCAGGTTGGCATCCATCAGGGTGGCCCCCGTCAGGTTGGCCCGCGTTCCCTCCTCACCATCAGAAGACAGCCAGAGTGAGTGCGCTAGAATTATAGCAGTAAGTTCTTCTTTTGAAATTTTCATTACATCAGCCCTCTCAGATCAAAGGTTATTGGGCAGTGAAGACCATCTTCAAAGCCATAGAAGGGCGCGCACCCGTGATACGGGCGCTGCCATAGGATAAGGTTTTCGTAGGTATTGAACGACAGAGGAATATAGAGCGGGGCGCGGAAGAGGCAAGTCATAATGTGTAACTCCTGGTAATGTTGTTGCCGTAGGTGCCACTATACTATAGCTAGTGGCACCATGCAAGGGCTAGGGGCAATGCAATTGGTCTAGACAAGCCTTGCATAGGAACTTGCCAAAACCAGCTATTGGCTGATAATCAAACAGATAACTCTCGCGATTGCAGTAATCACACTTATCGTACCGCACTGCGATCTGCATATCAGGGATAGGAGCCGCAAGATCATAGCCTGTTGTTATGGGATTAAACTCTTTAAGCTCAGCCTCCTTACGTGTCTCCCAGTGGTGCTCCACTGGCCCAACGGACTCGGCCAATTCCTGAGTCCAATCTGCAAAGGATTTCATGTTGCCTCCGTTACTCTTTGATGCCGAGGAGACGTTTCAGGGTTTCGCGGTCTGGGCCTTGGACAATCTGGCGAGGAATCAGCCCGAGCACAACGGCCAGGAACTTGAGATAGGAAATATCAGGGATACGCCCAATGCCGTTCTTGTACCAAGTGTATAGATCTGAGACCTTAACAGCATTGTCCATCATGCTTTTGTCGGCTATGCGGTTGGCCGCCAACCAAGGAGGATCTGACCAGATAGATACTCCCAGCACAGCGCCAAGCGCTTGTACCCCATCAGCGCAAGGTTCGGCATCCAGGATCTGGCGCGGAGTAATGAAGACATCCTTGATCGGCTCTTCGCGCTTGGCCTTATCAAGGAATGCCTTGCGGGTGATGACCCAACCTTCATCTGACGTACCACCAACTGGGCGCAGGAACACGTACAGAGTATCAGGATCACCGTTGGTGTCTATATACTTCATATTGGTGATCCCCACCGTATAGGCCACGCCCTTGATGAACCAAGTCTCACCTCTCTTGGCTGGAAATTCTTTAGAGATACTTACGCACATATTCTTCTCCTCAATGCTTCGTGTTGTTGGTGGGGAATTCCACCACGTTGTCAGGAATGTTGACCTCAGCGTTCGGGCCTTGGCCTTCCTCCCAGCCACCATTGGCCAGGAGAGCGCGGATACGCGATATATGGCAGTCGCCATGGCAGATCTCGTAATACTTACGGACTTCGTAGCTGGCCAGGATGTACTCTGGATGGTGCTGGGCAGTTTCGGCCAAGAGCTTAGAAACTTCCATGAAAGTGAGAGGAGCCAGAGAGGATACCTCTACACCAGCGAACGCACAGTAGCCGAACACGGAGTCAATGAGGGTTGGGTCATGAAGTTTCATTTGTTGTACCTACTTTCTTCATACTCTTGGATGAAGTAGGCGCGGTTCTGCTTATCGCGCCCGTTTTTGTACTTCTTCTGCTTGGCGGCCAGGAGGACATCAGCGCCCTCCTGACTCAAGTTGTCTTGGCAAACGGCTGTTCCATTAGACAGATCGTTCACCATGACCCTGCAACGCTTCATCCTTTCAGAAGAGACTCAAGGATGCTGAGTGGGTTGTCATTACCGGCCCGCCAGACTTCCATCATATTCACCTTTCAATTGATGGGCTGGCCTTATGACCAGCCCTGAGTGCGGGGTTAGCCGAGCAGGCTGTTGATTAGCTTGGTAAGATCGTATTCTTCACTGCTAAGAGCAGCAAGGATACGCTCTTGATTCAGACCAGAGTAATACTCTTCCCAGTCATCTTTCGTGGCGGCGCAGAAGGTGACAATGGCCTCGTGGACGCGGTCCTGGAAGTCCTGAGTGCTGAGCGCTGCGACCTGAGCATCGTTAAAGTCAAGATCAACCACCTTGTACTCTCCAGGCTGGTTCAGGCCATCCTCCTCCACGATGTTGTAGACGTAACTCACACCGGCGGAGGTAGGGCTTTCGATCTGCATGCAGACTCCCAGATATTCGGTTTCGCTGTGGAACGCCGCCAGTTCTTCAGGAGTGCATTTCAGTACTACGATGAAGAAGTTAGGCTCAGGAGTAATCACGAATTCGCCGCTCAGATCCGGGTCAGTAAGAAGAGAGTTCATGCTGTTGTACCTTTATATGTAGTGGGGTTGGTGCAGGTACATAGTGGCACCACTTTGCTAGGCGTGCAATCCCACGACATAAAATAATTTAAAAATATTTTGTTGCTCTAGGTGGCACCACTGTATTAAGGTGGCACTACATACACACATACATATAAAGGCAGGGGCAAATAGCATGAATATCACACCCGGCACTCTGTGCTTAGTGACTAAGGGATACCACACCGGACAAAGCGTGATCGCCGAAAGATTTGTTCACGCAGGAGATTCTTTACCTAGTGGTGGACATGCGGGCCATGACTATTGGCTGTGTACGGGGCGTGATTTAAAGGTGCGCAATAAGGTTACAGGTGAACTTGTGGACAGGAATTACAGCCTGTTTACTTCTGCTCGTCTGCTCCCCATCCCACCACTGGCTGACCCAATCACGACAAAACAAGAGGAGAAAAAGCCATGCACTGCGTGAAGACTGGAGCATCATTGTTTATCTACGAACTCGGAATACTAGTGGCCGCAGACATCTACGCGGTTGGCGAGCATACACTAGTCGCCCGCTGGAATCTACGCTCTGTGCAGCATGTGGGCCCTATAAAGGCCCGAGAGCTAGGCGCTACACACTTCGCCCTTGAAGGAGTGCGGCAGAACGACGACTGGTGCCGGGATGATCTCGGTGTCTTAGTAACACAACGACGTTTTATGGAAGGTGATCTCTGTGAATAAGAAAATACCTACTGAGTGTCATTTGTATTGGGTACAGTCCGGCAACTACGGATCTTTCACCTTGCATACGAACAAGGGTATGGGTGGATATCATGAGTACACTTGGCTGGCTGCTGTGCCGGTTGACTTCGGAGATGTAGAGTTTGATGAGAAAGAATTAACGCTCAAAGCTCTGAACCAAGAGCTAGGAGTGGCGCAAGGCAAGGTTAACGAGATCAAGGATAAGATTCAGAAATTGCTGGCCATTGAGTACGATGATCCTAATCCAGCTGATTTAGATAGTTTTGGGGATGATACCCCGTTTTAGGGTTAAGACCATTAGAGTTGGGGTTGCAATTCGTGGTGCCACCCGTGTACAATGGGGGCACCACCTTTTATTGCTGGAGTAGATGTAATGACCAAGCCTACATACGAAGAGTTGGAGCTGGAGAATGAGAAGCTTCGGGAAAAGCTCTCATTTGGTCAAGATGAGGCATTCACCAATCTGGTTAAGGATGAGCTGCCAACTGGGATCACCATGTTCAACCTTGGCTTTGAGCGTAACGGAAAGATTACTATACGCCCAGGGGAACTATGGGGCCTGATGTTCGAAAGATCCCCATCAACCACTGATATCGCCAAGCTGGGCAGAAGTCTCCAGGCTATGGGCTGGGCGCGTAGTGCTCGGCGCGGTAATCTGGTATTTACTATCCCTGTCAAGGAGTATGGGAAGTGAGTGGCCCGGAGCGCTGGGACAAACGGCGCAGTGGCAGGACTCGGGCAATGTTGGCAGCGGCCATGCGTCAGTGCTTCGGGGGAAGACATGTCTATGTAGTCATACCTAGCGCTCAGTTCTTCAGTTACTGCGTGCCTATTCTACAGGACATGGGGGCCACTCGCGTCCGTCACAATGCTATGACTATGGAGTTCGGAGTTGGCTGTGAGATTCACTTCTTGGAGCTAACAAATTCAATGATCATGGAAGGATTCCAGGTAAGAGGAGTCCATGCTGAGAACGTATTCTGGGATCACGAAGCTGTGAGAAAGAAGTACAACCAAATTATCCAGAGGTTTCACGAATATGATTGATGAAAAAGAAGAGCTAAGCGCTGAAAAGCTGCTGAGTCTAGTGGCTATGATACCAGTGGCTGAGTCCCCCAGAGATCTGTACGAACGAGTTATCGTGCAGTGGCGGGCCATGCGCGCCAAGCGCTTAGAGCTGGAGAGACAAGCCAAGGCGGCACAGGAAACTGAGACTGCCTTCAAGTCCTACGCCATCGAAGTGTGTCGCGCTCAGAAGCTTGAGGGCGTGCTTATTGATGGTCGCATCACCGGACTCAACACTCGGAACGTGGCCACAGTCAGTGATAAGGAAAAGTTGATTGAATTCATGCGTGAAACTGGCGATATTTCGTTACTGCAATTTCGTCTGGCCACAGGGACAGTGGATGAGTACAAAGCTACTGGGGTCTCGGTTCCAGGAGTTGAGTACATTGATGTATATGACCTATCGGATAAAAAGGTGTAAATGATGAACTTCTTAAGCGATCTGTTGAACCTCGTGACAATCCCACTGGCTATCTACGGGGGCTACACCCTCTTGGGTCTGCCATACACCGACGAGATCACTGCTCTGGGCCGCAAGCTCGGTGCTTGGGTGATCTCAAAGTTCCGTGCCTAATATCTTAACGGCCATGGACGGCTCTCTGAGGAAATAACCCATGCGAATGGATGAACTGACAGCAAATATATTAGGGTGGGCCAATGACCGCAATCTCATTGAGGGCTCCACAGTCGATAAGCAATTCGTTAAGATGGTTGAGGAGGTTGGAGAGCTCGCTGCCGGGCTCGCTAGAGGCAAACCTGACGTCGTCGATGACGCCTTGGGGGACATTATGGTTATCGCGATTATTATGTGCGCCCAGAGAGGCAGCACTCCGCCAAACATTCTCGAAGCTGTATGGGATATCATCAAGGATCGTAAGGGTAAAATGGTTGACGGCGTCTTCATCAAAGAGAATGACGCGATGATGCTCACTGGTAGCAATGGGCAGGCGTAACGTGCTATAGTGGCACCTGCTGCAATATAACCTTTGGAGTGTCTAGCATGATAGAAATGTCGTTGGAATCATGGGCGGAAACCAAGCCCGAAGCGCTGGACCTTACGCAAGAAGAAATTGATGGAATGCACGAACTGATTTCAAAGGTGGTAGAAAGAGCCGACGAGCTCGGCACTAGCTGCTTCGTCAGCTTTGTACATAAGTCTTCACCTACTGGCGCCAGCGCCCTGCAATCACGCATCACAGCAACGCCCGGCACGCTAACTCCCGAGGTATGGTGCGCTATGTTCCTGGCCACTGGCGGCCTAGATACCCTCCTTGATAATGTGGAGCCACTACTGGAAGCGTCAAACGAACGCTTCGAAAAATGCACTAAACTATCCCTTATCCTCCCGTCGACGAGTATTATTGTATGACCACTAAAAAGCCTGATGAAGACGTTGTAGCAGAGCAAACCAAAGAGATTGCTAACTACGACGAGATGTTGGCGGCCATGGCCAAGAAAGCCACTGCCATTGAAAAGCCTACTACCAGTAACATCGGCACCCGTGCTGGTATCCTGACCCTCAACGGCACGCCTGTCCCCGATAACAAGCTGAACGTTATCGTCATGGCCAGCACCCATGCCAACCTGTATTACGAGGGAGTCTACGACGAGAAGAACCCGACGAATCCTGTCTGCTATGCTTACTCCGAGGACGGAGAGAACATGGCACCGCATCCTAAAAGCTCAAAGCCCCAACATACGGACTGCGCATCTTGTCCGTGGAATGCATGGGAGAGTGATCCGAAAGGCGGTCGCGGCAAGGCTTGCAAAAATACTCGGCGCCTTGCCCTCATTCCTGCGGATACCACAGTAGAAGATTTGAAGACGGCCGAAATCGCCACCATGCAGCTCCCGGTCACCAGCGTTAAGATCTGGGCGCAGTACGTCAACAAGCTCAGCACTCTCTTTGCGCGCCCACCGCTCGGCGTGTACACCACGATCGGCAGCGTGCCAGATCGTGACACCACCTTCAAGTTGACCTTCCTCAACGGCCCACTGGTGGATGTTAGCATGATCATGCCGCTGGTGCAGAAGGCCGAGGTCGTCCAGGAGCAGCTGGAGCGCGTGTACGAGGCCAACCCAGAGCTTACAGAGGAGCAGATTGCCGAGAAAGCCGCAGCGGCCACCAAGAGCTCGGCTCGCGGTAAACGCTTCTAATTTCCCCAAGGCCAAGGATGGCCACCTAGAGGATACTATTATGTGGTGGATCATTGGCGGAGCATTCGCCTTCTTCGTTGTTTACTGTTACGGGTGCAAAGTACTGGAAGATGAGGCTAGGGGACTATGATAGGCACTGAGCGCTTAGAAATTGAGCTCGATATTGAATCTACCAAGATCATTAAGGGCGCCCCTATTTACGCAGCCGTGCCCGTAGGCGTGGCGCTGGGCATACCGCAGGCTGATGGAAGCACTCAGCGAGTGTATCTGGCGTGGGGCCATCCAGAAGGCAACAATTGCACTAAGGAGCAGGCGCGTGAAGTGCTTCTCAAGTACTGGGATGAAATCTTCATCACTCACAACGGCCTTATTTTTGATATTCCTGTTCTTGCTCATCACTTCGACCTGCCTGAACGCGACCCATTACTTACGCACGACACCCTCTTCTCGTCGTACCTCAACAACCCGCACGCGAGATCCCTTTCACTGAAGGATCTGGCCAACGACTGGCTGGGAATTGCGCCGGACGAGCAGCAAGACATGTACGACTGGATTGTGGCCAATGTCCCAGGAGCTAAGCGCTCAGAGGCCGGCGCATACATTGCGGATACCCCAGTAAGCATGTCTGGCCCCTATGCTGTCGGGGACATATACCGCACCAGAGAGCTGCACGAGTTCAACAAGCCCACCATACAAGATCAGCTGGAGCCGTATAACCGAGAGCGCACACTGGCCCCCATCCTCAGCCGTATGCAGAATCAGGGGATCAGGGTTGATGAGGCGCGGCTTAAGGATGACTGCCATAAGGCCAATATCAAGCGCGCTCTGTTGGATCAGCTTATACGCGAGCATTTGCGGGTTGGCCCCGATTTCGTGGTCAAGGATGCAGCGCTGTGCGCTCGGCTCTTAGAGCTTGGCTATGAAGGATTCCTACTAACGCCGAAAGGCAAGTACTCTATGGGCAAGCCCAGCCTGGAGGCCGTCCTTGAAAATGATCCAAAGCTTAAAAGCCTTTTGGCATCTAGGAGTACTTACGATACGCTCATCGGGACCTTCATGGAGCCGTGGCTTCGCTATTGTCAATCCAACGGAGGGAGAATTCACCCCTCGTATCATCAGGTGCGAAACCCAGATGGCTTTGGAACTCGCACAGGACGTCTATCTTCTAGCGACCCTAACGGGCAGAACGTTCCAAAAGATCAAGGTCTTGACTTCTGGGGCGAGCCCTTCCCAGATATGCGTACTTATCTGCTACCTGAGATCGGTCAGGTTTGGTTTTGTGGTGACTTTAAGTCGCAAGAGCCGCGCCTGACCGCGCACTTTGAGTGTGGCGCGCTTATGCAGGCGTACATAGATGAGCCATTCCTCGATTGTTATCAGTGGGTTAAGAACTTGGTTGGTGGAGATGTCACCCGCCATGAAGCCAAGCAGATCTTCCTGGGTCTGGTATATTCCATGGGTCTGGATGCGTTGGCCAAGAAACTTGACTGCGCCAAGGAGCGAGCCAAGTATCTGCGCGACACAATCAAGTCAATGTTGGTGGACGTAGTAGATCTGGACTCTGACTGCAAGAAGCGGTTTCAGCATGGGCTGCCAATTAAGACCCTTGGCGGGCGTATCTATTACTGCGAGCCGGGATCCAGCCCTTGGGGAGGTACATGGGATTATAAAGCGCTTAACACTCTGATCCAGGGTAGCGCAGCCGACCAAGGTAAGGAGGCCATGATCTACTTGGATCCTAGGATCACGGCCACTGGCGGCCGGATATTGGTGCCGGTACACGACGAAATTAACTCTAGCGTCTTCGAGAAGGATGTGGATTATATCACTGAAATCTACCAAGAAGCCGCTAACTATCTTCCATGCGACGTGCCGATGATCTTCGATGTTGACTATGGCGCTCAGTGGGGAGAGGCTAAGCCCTCATGAAGAAGTCCAAGCGCCAAATGCTGGAAGTCTGTGGGGGGCCATGGGCTGACCAGAAAGTTCTGTTGCCCATGGACGGGACCATTGTATTCCGTCTGGGAGACTGGTATGGGAAGTACTCACTGAATGGGGTATGGCTAAATGTATGATCGGCCGATCAGCTATAGTGGTATGTCTCTCTACAACAAGTGCCCTAAGAAATGGGCTCATGCCTATATCCACGGGAACAGAGAACCGAGTGGCGCAGCAGCTGAGCGCGGAACCGCACTGCACGATCTTCTTGAAAAGTTCTTCAAAGACCTTGGCCCATATCCAACCGGAAACTCTTGTCTGACCAAGTGGCAGGACTACATGAAGAATCTCAAAGCTCAGGGCTTGGTGGCTGAGGGCGAGGTTGCGGTGTTCGAAGACTGGACCCCAGCCAAGTTTGACGATCCTACGGCATGGGCACGCGGCAAGATCGATGGGGAGCTGGAGAAGGTATACGACTGGAAGTCCGGCAAGATTTATGATGACCATTGGATGCAGGGACTCTTCTACTGCGCCATGAAAGATAAGCGCGAAGCCGACTTTGTGTACCTGGACATACCTCTTCACGTTGAGTCCTTCGCGTTCAGCGCTGATGAGGTGCAGGATGCTCGCGGCCAGATAGACGATAAAATACGCATCATCCGCGCCGATGAAGAGTGGCGGCCAACCACTGGGCGCGAATGCAATTGGTGCAAACTGAGTTGGAGGAACGGGGGGGACTGCACAAGTGCGCCGTGAATCTAGTATTGAGAAAGCATTTGCCCGTATCTGTAAGCAATTGTTTGAATCCTATGGCCTCCCCTTTAAGTACGTCAAAACGACTACTCCAGGCAGCAAGGGATGGCCGGACAGGCTGCTGCTATTTGGCCCAACCGGGCACCACTTGTATATAGAGTGGAAGCAGCCTGGGAAAGAGCCTGATGCCATGCAGGTACATGTCCACAATGAACTCCGAGCGCTGGGCGCTGAGGTACGATGGTATGACAACCACTACATCGCTCTGGTCGAAGTCGAGGCCTTCGTTAGAGCCAAAATCGGAACAGGTCCGTGGGATGAAACTAATCGTCCAGAATGGTGGGACCAGATTGTTCTTAAAGCCGGGAAAGGGAAAGACGTCAATAGTCCTAAAGGCGTTCGAAGTCCTAAAGCGAATGGACATGGTAGACGTCTTGTTGGTCCTAGGTCCTCTGCGCGTCGTGACGACCTCGTGGCTCTCAGAATTGAGCAAGTGGGAGGACTTCAGGCATCTGACGAGCACGTTGATCCATGGGGGGAAGACACAGAGATTGAAGGCTATGAAGGAGGACGTAGACGTCTATCTGATGAATATTGAGGGGCTGCTATCCAGCGAGTGGCGGCTGGGGGAGCAGAAACGCGGCTACCCGCTTAATGAGGTAGCTCTCAGCTTTCTGCGCGGTAAGCGCGTAATGCTGGCCGTCGATGAGTCCTCCAAGTTCAAGAATCCTCAGAGCGCTAGGTTCAAAACTCTAAAGAAATACCTGAAATACATGCCTCGCCGAGTAGTCATGACAGGGACGCCAAAGCCCAACCTGCTGGAAGACCTATTCGCGCAGTGCTACATCACCGACATGGGGGATGACTTAGGTGAGTTTATCACGCACTTCCGCACAGAGTATATGGCTCTCGATTTTGACGGTAAGTATATACCTCAAACTACGGCAGTTGAGCGAATTGCAGAGAAGATCGCCCCGACCACGTTACAGCTCGAAGACGCCGAAGCTATACCTTGTCAGTACGTCGACGTCTGGGCTCCGTTCCCTGAAGAGTTAAAGATTTCCTACAAGAAGTTGGAAAAGGACTTCATTGCAGAGATCGCCGGCAAGACCGTCATGGCCCCCAATGCTGGAGTCCTCTTCGGAAAGTTGCGCCAACTGGTACAAGGAGCATTTGTAGATGCCGAGGAAGATAGCGAGTATCGTGTTGCTCACGATGTTAAATTGGATGCTCTAGAGAACCTGCTGGAAGAGCTGAACGGAGAGCCGGCATTTTGTCTTTACCAGTACCACTCTGACTATAAGAGAATTAACGAAAGACTTGGCTACACGGTGCCGCGTGTGGGGGGCGGCATTAGCCCCAAGCAAGGTGCCGCGTGGTGCCAAGCGTTCGGAGCGGGCGGCATGCCGCTTCTATTGGGCCAACCACAAAGCGTGGCGCATGGGGTGGATGGGCTACAAAATAACTGTAATAACGTGATCTGGTTTGCCAATGACCCTAGCTGGGAGAATACTTTCCAGGCCAACCGACGAGTGGCCCGCCAAGGGACCAAGGCTGATCAGGTGTTTATCTATAGGATCATGCTGGATTGCCCATTTGAGAGAGCTCTGCTGGCTATTGTGGACGGGAAAGAAGATAGCGAGGAAAACTTTTTAAGTACTCTTAGGAAGTATTTAGTTGCTTAGCAGGTGCCACTATGGCATAATGTGTACTCCTAAGAAAGCGTTACCAACTAACTGAAAGGTGCAGAGAAATGACTGACAAGACTGTTGATGAACTCTTGGCCGAAGCCGCTCAAGCCACTGCTGGCGTAGAAGTCCCAGCAGCCAAGAAGGAGCGAGTGAAAAAGACCCTGGACGGCGCGCCCAAAGCCGAGAAAGCTCCCAAGGAACCGAAGGCTCCGAAAGAGCCAAAAGCTCCTAAGCAATACCCTCAGGCAAATGAGGACGGCACCCAGAAGTTCGAAGAGGACGGCACCACTCCTGTCCTCGGCCCAAAAGAGACAGCATTCAAGGCTCCGAAAGCTCCTCGCGGGCCTCGTGGCAGCAATGTCTTCCTGGACACCCAGGTGCTGAACAAAGTTGAGGGCAAGGGCGCAGGCTACCGTGACGGCAGCAAGCGTAAAGAGTTCTTCGATCTAGTAACTCCGGGCATCACAGTGGCTGACTTCTACGCTGCTGCTGGTGGCAAATCGGTCGGCCACACGTACCTCGTCTGGTACATCAACGGCGACCAGTCGGTAAGCATTGAATAATCTGCTTATTCGGCGCCAAGAAACCCGGCTCCGGCCGGGTTTCGACCCTCTGGAGATCGTATTCACATGAAGATACTAATAACGTTCTTCCCCATTGACGACATGGGCGGAATCATTAATCATCACGAACAGCTATGCGCTGGGCTCCAAGAGCTTGGTCATGAAGTGACTACCAAACTACTGATGTGGCGACCAACCGCTCCGCGCTCAGTGGCTGGCGGCAATGATGATTACGGCCACAGCGGTCTTCTGTACGACCAGCGTAAGGGATTCTCCTGGACTTCTGATAACATTATCCCGTACCAAGGCTCTGAGAACTTAGCGCGATGGAAGGAGTATGCAAGTGGCTTTGATCTCATCATCTGGCAAGTGGCAGTTCCTACCAAACGAGCAGAGAATGCTGGCAACACTGACTGGATCGGACTGTATAACTGCGACGTTCCGCAGGTCGCTGTTATCCATGACGGGAATTTCCTTGATTCCTACCCTTGGCTGCACTTGGTCGGAAATAGACTTACGGGCCTTGCATGCGTCCATACTTGCGCATTCAACTCTGCTAGGCATATTAACGTCCCGTCGGCTCTCATCCTTAACCCATTCGACATCAGCAACCCGGCACCAATAGATAAAGAGTCTTTCCAAGCGCGGAGACCGGGGTTCCTGAGCGTGCAGACCTTTAAGGCGTGGAAGCGCGTCCCAGAGCTTTGCGCTGCAATACCCTACATGGGCAATATTGCCAAGGTGCTGGCCGGTAAGGGCATAGACTACTACTATTTGACAAGCAAGGACAAGTGCAAGTACCCTGGGATTTGGGATGCAGCGCTTGAGGCTGGCATGGACTACGTAGGTGTAGTGAGTAATAGTTGGCGAGATGCCACTCTGCGCAAAGTAACGACTCTTATAGATGCGAGTTGGTCCAAGAAATATGGGGCCATTGGAGCGCATTTTAACAGAGTAATGGTGGATGCCATTCTTCAGGGCGCTGTGCCCATAGCTCGGGACTTGGGGATTGGGGGCAGTCCAGACGACCTGTTCCAAGCTGGGCGCAACTGCTTCACAGTACCATGGAACTCTACCCCCCAAGAGTTTGGGGAGGCAGTAGGATACTTGGCTAATATGAGTTGGGGGGTATATGAGGAGGTCACCCACAATGGTCGCCAACTCCTGCGGAAATTCGAGCGCAAAGCAATTGCGCAGAGATTCATAGACCTTGGCATGGGGGATCTATGCGAGCAACGAGGAGTTCTGTCAGAAGACGTTAAGGTCAAAGGCTATCAAGCCCTACAACACTTTTTCGCTGGGGTATAGCATGAACGCAGAAGCACTGAATACATTCTGGTACTGGATACGAGCCAGAGAGCAGGTACGCCTGCTCAAAGAAAAGTACCCAGAAGGAATTGAGGGGGGATACTCTGACGATCATATCCTCAACACTTACCACTTCTGCAATGTTCGTCGTGAAGACGACCGTGGAACCAAGGAAATTCGCGATGTAGTGCGGCATTACTTCCCTGTAGAGGAAGATGACATTGCCTCCATCAGCTGTCTTCCAACTATCTACCTCATGGCTCGGCTCTTTAACCATGCCCCTACGCTGGAGCGTATCCTGCTGGCCACTGATCATGGGGCCACCATTGAGGAATCCTTTGCTCAGCTGAAGGAGTATCGTGACGCTGGTAATAAGATCTTCAATCCGGCCTATGTAGTGAGTACCGCTGGTGAGGCAATGGATAAGATAGACTACGTCCTACGTCTGGTGTTGGCGGCGCAGAGAGTGATTATTCCCACCGACTCGCTTGCCAATGCCCACGCTGCGCTGAGCTCTATACCTGGCCTTGGCGGCACAGGGTTCTTGGCTGGCCAAGTCATAGCCGATCTGCGCAATGACCGCTATCTAGTAGCCGCAGCAGCTGAGAAGGATTGGTGCTGCCCCGGTCCAGGCAGTATGCAGGGGCTTGACTTCCTGTATGAAGAGAAGACCACCAAGCGCAACTTCATGGGACGCATTACTGAGCTCTACAACGACATGCCAGATGATATATGGGACATGGAGCTTCACGCTCAGGACTTGCAGAACTGCCTGTGTGAGTTCGCCAAGTACATGCGCCTGAGTCGCCAAACTACCGCGCAGAAGACCTTCCGCCGCCGTTACTACAAAAGAGGTGAATAATGCTAGTTACCAGAGAGTTTACTGATCTACGCGGTATGTGGCGGAATCTCTGCTACCGCATCATGGACCCCAAGTTCTCAGAGATAGTGGAGACCCGCAATGGAAAAGCCAGGAAATTCAAAGGAGTACAGGCCATTACAGTACGAGAACCATGGGAAAGGGTACTCTTTGACCAGGACCGGAACTGTAATCATGTATTCCATCTTATGGAGTCAATTTGGATGCTCGCTGGCCGCAATGATGTTGGCTTTGTTCAGCAATTCAATTCCAATATTGAATCCTATTCTGATGACGGCGCTGTGTTTCATGCAGCTTACGGCCATCGCTGGCGTAACCACTTTAGTGTGGATCAGATCACTAAGTGTATAGAAATGCTTGATGAAGATCCCAACGATCGGCGGGCTATCATCAGTATGTGGGATGCCAGAGAGGATGGCAACGGCAGGGGGGGAAAGGACTTCCCGTGCAATATGATGATTATGCCCTCGTTCAGTCGCAAGGATAGCCCTGACGGCATGACTCAGTACGACCGCCTTGACTTCACCATCATTAACCGCAGCAACGACCTTGTGTGGGGCCTGTGTGGGGCCAATGCCGTACACCTTACCATGCTGCAGGAATTTATGGCAGACGCTCTGGGCGTTAAATGCGGGGCTTGGCACCACATCACTAACAACCTGCACGTGTACGAAAAGCACTGGCCACTGGTGAAGAGGATTGCCGATGAAGTGCATCAGGGCTCAGTACCTTGGGAGAAATACGCTGGCGTCCTCACTCCGCCAAAGCGGAAGCCTATGGTGGTCAACTGGCGCACCTTCCTCAAAGAGTGTGAGGAGCTGTGTAATGGGAAGACAGAAGGATTTACAGAACCGTTTCTGGAGGAGACTGTCGAGCCAGCTTGGGCTAGCTGGCGGGAGTGGAAGGCTGGCAACTATCAAGAAGCTATTGATATTGCAGAATGCATTGATGCGTATGACTGGCGCCTCGCCATCGTGCAGTGGTACAGCCGAGCTCTATTCAAAAAGGGAACAAAATGAAGACTACACTGGAACGGGCACATTTAGCGCGGAGAGCTGGGCGGGTAACTCGATATCATACTCAATTTTTGACGAAGCCGGAGAATGTTGCGGAACATACTTTCGGACTGATCAACTTGCTGATGATAATGACCGGGGGGATCCTGAGAGCTGAGCTCATAATGTCGGCCATGGCGCACGACATGGGGGAGTATGCTACTGGGGATATTCCGAGCCCAGTGAAGAAAGGGCTGGGCTCGGACGTGGTCGGTCTGTTGAATGCTTTAGAAGATAGAGCCATGGAGGAAGTGCACTACAACTGCCAGTACAAACTGACTGACTGGGAGTATCTTCTACTTAAGACCGCCGATAACCTTGATGGTCTCCTCAAGTGCATTGAGGAGAAACGTATGGGGAACTACACGATTGAGGAAGTGGGCGAGAACTACGCCAGCTATCTCAATTCTCAGCTCCCGGCACTTGGCGGCGGTCCTGCCGCCGAGTTGGTACAACTCACACTGACCGAATGGCACTGGAGCCACAAATGATCGAAGACTACGAGAATATGCAGCGCATAGCCTTTGACGATGTAGCAGTCTTAGAGCAGAAGGGCAAGGCCTACGGGTCTAGCTGGCGGAACCGTGGGGGCGTAGGCGCTTTTATGATGCTGGCGCGCAAGTGGGACCGGTTGGAGAATCAATGTAAAGCTCAGGGATACGATATCTTCGAGGCCATCTTAGCTGGGGGAGAGCCAGATGGCCTTTTGGATGATATCCAGGACCTGAGGCGCTATCTGCTTCTGGTGGAGTCTCATATGGCCGCCCCACAGGAATAGCGCTCAGCACAAAGCCCCGCACGCGGGGCTTTGTGCGCCTGGACTATCGTGCTTTGACTTTTGTGCTAGCCTTGGCCACTTGGATCTCAGCTACAGTCTCATCAATAGTCTTGACTGGGGCGTGATCAGATGGCAGATCTACAGACAACTTGTGGAAGAGACCCACACGCTGAATGTCAGCTGTGCTTAGCTTTGCCTCTCCCATCTGCTCCAGATGATCATTCACATAAGACAACTGCTCGGCTGGAGAGATATCGGCTGGGATCATAGTGCGGTGCCACTTAGAGCTCAGCACTACACCATTCTCCACCAGTTGCAGAGCAACGCGAATGCCTACTCCACCGCTGATCGGCGCCTCAATCTGATCTACAATAGATTTACGTTCAATCATTTCACACCTCTCATTAAACTGTAAAGGCTATGGAGCCCGCAAATTGGCTTAGGGATCCAGTAGTATGTCTAGAGACGTCCATGGGCCCGCCGGAGTTATTGTTAAGACCCGCAATTGACAGGGTCAATTGCGTGGTGGAACTTAAAATCTGCAAGTTCGGAGATCCTAATGCTGAAGTATTTAGGAGAACTCCGTCTATAAAGAGAGATCCAGTGGTGTTCACAGCTGAGGTGAATGGCACTCCCGTAATCAGCCAGCTACCAGATGCAGTAGTGTGGGTGAAGGTGGTGGTGACTATACTTAGAGTCAGAATTACCTGATTACCTATCTTTGTGTAAGTGCCCACTCGTGTGCTATAAGCCACGTTCACATTGCCGGGAGTGGCGAATGTTACTACTGGGGTCCACGTCCCTTCCTCGTAGTCGTCAAGAGTGTTGACGTTAGCTGATGGAACCTGCACAGCTGGGAACGCTATCTGGCCACCTGTCAGGGTAAGAATGCCTGTCACCGCTGGCCCGCTGAATGTGCCCCCCGCCATAGTCTTGCCAGACAGGCTGACTGAGGCTGTTGAACCATCAGTAGAAAGACTGTTCGTTAACGCGGTTGCTATGTCTGTCAGTGTGGTGTTCGCCCAAGTAGTGGCGATCACTGTCCCGGCAACTACAGGGTTGCCAGCTGGCAGACTATATACGCTTGAACCATTACGTGGCATGATTATTCTCCCTTTGGAGTGGCGGGTGGAATTGCGCCACCTCGAAGAAGACTAGACAAAGAAGTTCGTGCAGCTGGATTATTGACAATGGACTGTACATAGCCTTTGTCATAGAACTTGCTCAGTGGGCCAGAAACTCCTCGTGTTGCGGCCTGTAGAGCAGACCATACTCCTGGACGATCAAGACCTCTGATAACCATATTGTCACCAGCTCCAGCCACTGCATCTCCGCCAATCTTAGATCCTGGGATCAGCATGTTGGTCTCGTCTAAGAGGCCTCGCACTGCTGGATCAACTTGCCCTTTGTTGGCGGCGCCTTCTATCCTATTGCGCAACGCCTTGGCGGTCATGCCCTCAGCTGGGATGCCGGATCCCTTGCGCAGAATCTTGGAGAGGCGGTACTCACTGCGAAGACCAGCCGCCTCTGGATGGAGATTCTGAGCCTGAAACATGTCGTCCAGAGCCCTCTTCATGCCGCCCATAGCCATCTTCTCAGCAGCGCCACCAGTAATGGAATTGGCTGAAAGCCCTGTCCTAAGAGCTTGGTATTCTTTGCCAGACATTTGTCTCCCAGGACGTGCAAGCTCAAGAAGGTGGTCGGCCATAGATATGACTGGATCACTATTCTTAATGGGGCCAGACAGATGATATTCCTGCCCGATATCTATAATCTTACGGGCGAAGTCTCGGCCTGGAGTGGCAGAGTCATTCTTGAAGAGATTACCTATGGCACTACCAGCTCGACGCTCGTTAGCTTCTAGAGATGAGTTGGTAATGTCTTGCCCTGCGATGCCCATACGTTCAGCGAGCTTCTTAGTTAAAGAGACCTCAGAAGCTGGCCCAGAGCCCTTCTCTCCACCCATCTTGCGTAGAGCAGTTCCTAAAGGAGAATCATAGCTCTGACCAACTGGAACGTCCACTCCTTGGCTACGCAAGGAAGTGCTCAGTGCTTGGCGCTCGGGGTCAGCACGGCCTATAAGGGCGGATATCCCCTTGCCAGCGGCGCCGATAACCCCGCCGATGGCTCCACCGACTCCAGCATTGACCGCCTGACTTTCTCCCTCTGTGGTAGGTTGAAGACCGCCCTGTACAGCCCCAGCCGCAGCATTGCCGAGTATGCCCCCCTTGAGAACCTTGCCGAGCACTCCGCCCTGAGTAACGTCACCAGCCACACGACCAAAGTCTCCCTGAGAGAATCCGCTGCCTTCAGGATCCACCTTATTCCAGAAATCTCTAGAGCGCTGCTCATCAGCGTTCAGTTCTGAGACCTTAGCCTCATCACCAGTGGCTTGGTTATAGAGTTTCCTTACTCCCTGAATAGTGCCCGCAAGAGATCTGCCCATGCCGGCCGTCACAGGATCAGTCTGATAGACCTTTTCAATGTCATTCTGCAAGCCCTGCGCAAATGTTGGCTCTGATGGAGTGCCATCAGGTGCTGCTGTAGGCTGCGCGCTTGGCGTTGGTGCAGCCTGTTGCGCAGCCAGTGCTTGTTGAGGAGCAGCAAACTGCATAGCCGCAGCCTTAGCGTCCTCAGGGCTGCCGCCTTGGCTAAGCACAGTTTCGTAGGCTTTACGGGCACGATCACGAGGGGACATCAAAGCTTCTTTAGCTTGTGCCACTGCCTCTGGGCTATCCAAGTCTTGCTGCATGCCCTGATCCGCCTTATTCATAATAGAGGGGACGTAATTCTGTGTCTCTGCCGGTAGTTTACTTAGATCTCCACCGGCCTTGCGCACTGCTCCCGGACCGGCATTGTAAGACGCCAGAGCCAGAGCTGGGTCATTACCATTGTCGGCCATCTGCTTGCGCAAATAAGCTCTACCTAACTTGGCATTGTACACAGCATCGTTCTTGAAAGCAACCGGATCCCACTTGAGACCTGCTAAAGCCGCAGCCTCTGGGCCAGTGGAGGGCATGACCTGAGCTATCCCAGTAGCTCCCACTGGGGATACTGCCGACTGCTTGCCGCCTGATTCTTGGTTAATCAGGGCAGGCCAGTATTTCTCAGTGGGATCTGGTAGCGCTATGCCGGTCTGAGCATAATGCATGACGCGATCCTTCGCCTCAGAGGGATGATACCCAGCCGCCAGGTCCTTTTCCCAGAGGGCCTTGGCCTCTTCTCTTCTACTCACCTGGGAATGTCCCAGCGGGGAACATATCATCGAACGCTGGTCCACTAGGAGCAGCGTTCGATGAAGTTGATGGCATAGGGGTCTTTCCTCCCGCCGCTTCTCTCTGAAAGCTCTCCTGTTTCTGCTTGAGTCTGACGATCAAGTTACGCAATTGAGAGGTGACAGTCTTTACGTTGCCGGACTCGATATCTGCCTGAGCACCGAGCAAGAAGTCTCGGTCGGCGTTGGAGAACCCAGTCCCGAGACTACCGTTGTTAGCATCCAAGGTGAGTTGATACAGAGCTTGGCGCAGGTTGACGTTATTCGGGTTGGTGGTCACCTTATTTGCCTTGAGGCCAAGGTTTCCGGGCCAATAATCAGCCTTCTCAGCCAGCCCTATTACCCGGTTAATGTTATCCAGAGCATACTGGGTCTTGGGCAGTTGCTGCTCAGCGTTAATCTTAGCTTTTCCACGAAGTTTAGATTCAGCAGTTTCACGCCCAGAGGCAGCCTGCACTGCTGCCAAGCGCTGCTCAATAGGCATGGCCGCCAGCTCGGCTGGGGTATACCCGCTGGCAGTGGGCTTACTAGATTGCAGAGCTTGCTTGCCTTCAATTTTCTGATTTTCTATTGCGGACTTATCTGCAAATTTGGAGTTCTCAGCTTCCTGCTTCTTGGTCGCAGCGTATTCAGCGGCCTTACGCATGACATTCGGGTCCAGCCCATACTGAGGGGCCATCTGATATGCCATCTCAGGATCCAGCATACCGCTAGTGATTGCCTGCACGGCCACCGCCATAGCCTGTTTCTTAGGCGCCAAGTGGGCAGACAGGGCTTGCCCAGCTCCCGGGACTCCTGCCTGCACAGCCCCATAGAGCTTGGTGGCCTGAGGGTCATCGCGCAGTGTGGTCTGCATGAATTCATTGTTTATTTCATTCACTTGCTGTTTACTGTCGATAGCCTGTTTTCGCTCCTTGGCCCCCATGTAATTAGAGATACCCTTACCCAAGATATCCCCCCAGTTAGCCTGGACCATGTCTGGGTTCCCGTTAGAGCCACGAATGGTCTGCTGGAACTGGGGATTCTGGAACATGGAGCCGTATTGCTGGGCATTGCCTGCTGATAACTCAGCCTGTTTAGAAGCTGCATTGCGGCGGCGCAGGAGTTCTGCCAGCATGGCGTTCTGATCCATGGGAGCGGTGGGGGCTCCTACAGTCGGCTGCGAAGGATCATTATATCCCTGACCTGTCACCATCGGTGGATCAAAGGGTCCCATACATCACTCCTTAAAACAGATCAAAGAACTTATCGCCGAGGCCGAAAGTGAACGCATTGACCAGACTCTTGGCTCCCTGCTTAGGATTTCTGGCCCAAGTGGCCGGGTTGAATCCGTTGGCAAAGTCCCCAAATCTAAGGCCGATGCCGCTACCGCCGATAGAGCCGGAGTTATTGAGTTTATCTGTGTTTATGAAACTGTCCTTACTTCCATTCATTTCTTTATCCGCAAGATAGCCTAATGCCGCTAATCCCGCTAGACCCCCAGCGCTGCCCATAGCGCCGCTAGAAGCACTGCCGCCAGCACCCGCCCCACCTGCACTGCCACCCGCTGCCGTAGCCCCAGGATAACTCACGGCTGGCGCGCTGGACATCAAGCCCATGCTGCCTAGGCTGCTGCCGCCACCAGCTTCCATGGCCGACATCGTGGCCGGAGTAGCTCCGGCAAATGCCCCGGTGGTGGATGCCGGGGCTAGACTCTTATACTTATTATAGGCATCCAGACCAGTCTGCAATGGGTTCTGCTGAGTCTGCTGCTGAGTCTGAGGGGCGTACCCTCCAGACTGAAACATAGTGTTCCCTTGCCCCACTATTCCGCCGCTGGACATAGCAGCGCCTCCAGACTGTACTTGCTGATCATTCTTCTGTTGATCAGCTTGTCTAGTAGCTCTGAGTTGTTGGGCCATCGCCTGATAGTCCATCACTTACTCCCCAGATAGCTGCCGCCGAGGCTTGCGCCAGCGCCCATCAAGCCACTTTTCTTAGAGTTCTGAGCGTTGGCCCCTTGCTGACTAGCGCCGTACTGAGCTTGAGCAGCCCCCACCAAATCGGTTGGGTTGTACCCTGTAGCCCCACTAAATCCCTGGAAAGTGGGAGTAGAGGTGGCCTGAGATTGTCCAGCCATTCCGCCAAGACTTGTTAACTCATTTACAGGCTGGTTTCTTCCTGTGAGGTAAGATGCGTACTGTGCTCTAGCTTCATTAGCCCCCGCCAGAGTTGCGTTCTGCCCAGCCAGCAAATTAGCATCATTCTGACTGGTCATCAGATTCTTCATGGCGCGGTCGTAGGCTTCACTACCGGGCTGGAGACCTGAATTACGTAATTGTGAGGTTAGAGAATCACTCTCGCGCTGCTGCTCTACTCTGCCACGATCCATGACAGATCCATACAAGGCATCTGATACTGTCTTACCGCTAAATTGGGGATCTCTAGAGTCTACAGGGGCTTTGTAAGTAGAAAGATAATTGTGGAGAAGGGTGGAATAATCATCATTATTCGCATTTCCCTTCCAGGTTGCCGTATCCTGAGCGGCCTTGTTCTCAGGAGTAAGTATAACCTGTTGAGTCCACTTACCATCAGGTCCCTGAGACCACTGAAGAGTATTGCCCTGAGCATTTATCTGGGTTGGGCGATTAGCTGATGTCTGGGCATTGGCCGCGTTTTGGTTGATCTGACCCTGCTGCTCAGCAAGCGCGGTATAGTCAGGGGCTTTCGCTGTTTTTGCGCCCTTTCCTCCTCCACTCATGACTATATCCTCGCTACTCTATCCACAACCTTGGCCCACAGGGGGGAATTAAGAATCATGCACTGGGATCTGGTCATGGTTAGCACTTCCAGACTATCTCCATTGCCATAGAAATCAGTGATGCGAGCCTCATGCTCGAACCCGAAATGCTTGTCTATTTCCAGCGCTGCTGCGTTACTGGAACGGACTTGTCCCACTATCTTGACCACCATCAGCTTATTGAATGGGTAGTCAAAAATGGCAGCAAGCCATTCCTTAGAGGGCTTGCGGCCTTTATCTATCCATATATGCGCCATGATCACCTGCCCATTATACCCATCGTATGCCACGCCTGCAATGGGCGCGCCAGCTTCGCTCTCTACGCACATAATGCACTGAGCTCTGGCACTAGGCACATACTCCAACATCTGCCCAAGGAAGGGGAGGTACATGGGATTTGAGCTAATATGGGTCATAATGATTGCGCCGGTACGATAGCCCAGTCACAGCTAACGAATTCAGTTGGGGCATTGGTGGACATCTTAATGGCTAAGCTAGCCGCATATCCCAGCTGCCCCACACCTATCCACTCAAATTGAGCGTTTACTGGAGGAGACCATAGAGTAGTGTCCCAGATGCCAGAATCCCACACATCAGCTTCAGTGGGCGCATTGGGAATGAACCAGTTGTTCACATCCCACAAAGCTGTATCCCAGAAGTTTATAGAGGTAGGTCCGTCTGTTGGAGTAGGGACTGCATCAATTGAATTAGGATTGAAGTCTACCGATACGTTGGTCAGCAAAGATGGCGCATATTGGCTAATGAATAGTGGGCGAATTAGATTAAAGTGTTTATCCACCCCAAGAAGATCAAAGTAGTTGTATGCAGTCTGGGTCCCACTAACGATAAACTCGCCAGATAATCCGTCAATGGACAGATTATCTAGGTTATTAGTCTTACTCATAAACAGGATTCGACCCAGCTCATCTGAGAAGTACAGAGTCTGATTGTACTCCGTCATAGATCTCATGGGGAGATCATATTTGGTCCATGCCCCGGTCAGAGTGTTCATTACAAACTGTATAGCATCAGTGCCTCCAGTGGCCGGGAAGTTGACGAACAACGAGGTCATAGCTGGGAGGTTCAGTATCTCCCAGTTTGGCAGAAGCCCTATCTTCGCCACTAAATCATTGAAGGTCTGACTGATATTCTTACTTAGAGTATCCTCATCCCTACTAATGGCCTGAGTACCGCCGACCACCTTACTGATCGGCACTACCCCACCAATGGTCAGCATAGCCACGTCTCCTCCCAAATCTTTGTTAGTGCGGCGACTAAGCGGCGCGCCAACAAAGTAGGATGCCTTCAATTCGAAGGTGGCGGCAGCACTTGGGTCTGAGCCGATATACCCGACTATCTCCCCCTTGCTGCTCTGGAAGATCAGAACATCATCAAGGCCAGCTCCTGAGTCTATGGACCAAGTAAAGATATTCTGCAAGAAGCCGCCCATTGTGAAGACTCCCCCCAAATAGAAGGGGGTGAGAACACCTGTAATGGCGTCAACCGGCAAGTACCAAGCCACCATAGAGTCTTTCTGAACGAACCACAGCCTCTTATTGTACGAGTGTACGTTGTTCATGTCCTGTGTACTGGCGCCAGTGGTAGCCATGTTGGCCCATGCAGTGCCGTCGTAGATCTTACCAATGTCAACGCCATTCACTGCTATCATATACTGACCAGCAACGTTGGAATATGTAATATTAGCTAAGTAGCCATTGGTGATTGCTATGGAGGGGGCTGGGGCTGCGCCAGAAGTGGTGGCATTGTAGATTCCGGCATCGGTGGCCACCCATAATTGAGTTGATCCATTAGCCGCATTGTAAGCCATTAAGGTCTTGGACACTGCTCCCAGACCCGTGAGCCATTCCTGGTAGCCATTACGGACTCTGCAGGACTTCGCACTGGGAAACATGTTGAGCATGTCCAGAGCGAAGGTTGGGTCCATGTTGGCTATAGATTGATAGTCGTTTATGCCCTTGGTGGGGGCAGGAACGCTCTTGATAACGGATGCTCTAGACTGCTTCTTTGCCCACATCAGACACCCCAACTACCATCAGGAACATTACTGGTATCGATGTAATGGAATCCATCTGTACCACTAAGTTGGATGACAGGAGCTCCTTGATCTTGGCCAATCTGCGCCTGGAGCATATAATTGTATTCATTCGCCAATTGGGAAGTATCGAATCCTTTAGTGGCCCACACACGGAGTTTTAGTCCAGTTATCAGCAATCTACTATCAAACAGTGGGACATCTGTGGGTGCAGTCAAAGTCGCCTTGGGGATCCCCATACTGTCTATTGCCCAGTTTTGAGTTATATAGTAGAACGCGAACTGCTCCCCTACTCCCGGAACTGGGAAGATGGTGAAGTCGTTCTGGAGAATGCGATAACGGAAGTATACCCCTACACTCACAATACCATACTGTGTCCAGCCCCATTGCTGAGGAGACAGTGGCCCAATCATGGGGCGCTTGTTATTCAGCGCCCATTGAGTTTGATTAACTTGTCGACTAAAGTCACTAGGCATTGTGAACGCAGATTGTATGCCGTCGCCGGTGTAATTGGCCGTCAGCATGAGGAATTGCCAGTCGTGTACTGATACAGCATCCAGACATAGGCTATTGAGCAATGCCACTGCCTGCGATACGAGTTGGCCCTGATTAGAAGAGCCCACTATAGCAGATGGGAGCCCTAACTCGGCGAGGGCGCTGTCTACGATAGCCTGTACTGTAGCCCGAGTCGCCATTATAAAGACTCCTGTAAATCACGCCCTGATCGGTGCGGGTCAGGGCGTTGGAGGAAATCCTCCTAAATCACTTCGATTTTGCTGACTTGAGCTCCTTGTTCTGTGCCAGCAGATCTTCCAACTGGGCCCTCATCTGTTCCATCTGAAGAGCCATTTCCGTCATTGGAGCGGCCTTATTGGCGGCCTCTACGGCGGCCAGAGCTTTGCGCTTGAGATCATACATGCCAGCAAAGCGCGAACAGGTATTATCGTCAAGGCTGCTGAGTTGCTCCAGGGTATGCACACGAATATAGGCCAACTCGTGAACCTGCGGCTTGCTCAGCCAAGGGACCTCTACCAGAGGCGTTCCCACCAACTGCTCGCCAGTGGCATCTCTGTCCCTGCCAAAGATCTCGTACTGACGACGAAACCGCTGGCGGTCCTCATCAGAGGCCTTGCGGCGGATGATGTTGTTAGGGTTGCCTGACGCAATAATCTCAATGAATTCCTTTTCAATGTGAATAGGGCGACCGGCCTTGGCGCTCTCTTCCTCATTGTGGACCATTACAGTATAGAATCGGGCGTGGACTCCTACATCCCCGGCATACCGCCCCTTCATGAAATCGTCACTACCAAATTCGTTCGAGAGATCCATAGCACACCTATTCAATTAAAGTTGTAAGATCTTATTAGGAGAACGCCAGCATATTCTGCAGCTCTACCGCCGATGGGAAATCGATCTGGAATTGGGCGGTGGAAACAGCCGCGTTCATGGTGATCTTAACACACAAACCATCAGCATAGAACGCGTAGGCCACTTTCGTGGTCTGCGGGGCCCCTGCAAATCCACCCGCAAAGACCGAATAAGTGGGCGCGCCGAAAGTGCCGGTGAGCAATTTGAAGTCGTCGTAGCCAATCACTGTAATAATCATCTCTATTCCCTAAAAAGTGGCCATCCTTGGCCTTGGCGCTGGTTGATTACGTTACATCATCTACCACGAGGTGCGGCCAGTTCAGGAACCCTGTGCCGGTGGTGCTGTTCACCGCTTGGATCTGCACACCAGTTACGGTGATAGAGCCAGTAGTGGTCAGGTCATCGAATGCCCCGGCAGTTGCCCCGAGCGAAACTGGCGAGTTGGCGGCAGTAGCTGCCACGACCAGGAAGGTCGCCTTGCCGTACACTTGGACCCAGCCGAACCCGTTGGCGGCGATGGTGCCGACAACAACTCCGAGCTGCTTGCCCATACCTGTGCCAGCCGCACCAGTAGTCGCCGAGGCAGCTACTGCGTCTGTAGTGGTGCCGTCAATAAGCACGACGTTACCAGCAGTCACGCCCGCTGCCGATTTGCAGTAGACGTAAGCTTTGGGGCCGACGTTGGTGCCTGCTGTGGACCCTGTAGTGCCCATTGGGGCAGTGTACATGGTGGAAGTCCCGGCGTTGGCGCCGAGAGTACCCAGAATGAAGGCCGGACCGTCCGTGGCCGTCTTAACTTGGGTAGGATCAATGCCCATCTCGTACATGATAGTTCTCCGATTAAGGACAAAGAGTCCGCTTACGCGAACTCAATGCGGCCTTGGAATTGGGCCCCAGAACAGGTCAGGTTCCCCGCCCATGCAAGAATCTGCACTTCGGCGTCTTGGTTGATGGAGTAGCGCTTGTTCGGGCTGAGAGGCACGAAGTTACGAGCGCTATGAGGACGGAAGTGGATGTACTTCGTATTGAGGAAGTACATGGTGTTGGCAGCGCCGAAGCCGCCGATACCCCCATCCAGCATCATGTCAGCATCCATGAACTTGACAGTTGGGAAGCCGAAGCCCGCTGTGCCAGATCCGTCGGCGGCAGTGAAGCGTTGGAGAGCGCTCAGCAGACCGACATACTGGGCCCACGACAGGGAGTCAGCAATGATCAGGTCTGGGCGATCCATGCCGCGAACCAGACGAGCCCAGAGGGCGTTCATGTTGGCGAGCATGTTGGTGTAGTTGCCTGGATCGACCGACTGAGTACGCCAGAAAGCCCAAGTGGTACGGTCGATGCCGCCGTAGACGTTAGTCTGCGAGGCAGTGACGGTGTTTGGGATCGCGGAGTTCAGTCCGGTGATTTCCTTGCCGCCGTAACCAGTACCGTCTGAATACAGGCCGCCGGAAATGAGGTTTTGCATGGTGGCTTCTGCAACATCGATACGAGCGGTCAGCAAATCAATCATCTGCTCTGGGCCCGCGTTCTGGAGTTGTTCCAGGCCGCTGATGACCACTGGGCACGCTGCTTGTTTGATATCAAACTGAGCGGCGGTGAGAACATCCTGTGCATTAACAGGCAGAAGATCGTAACCACTGTAGAACCCAGCGTTGCCGTTTTCAGCAAAACTCAGTTCTTCGTAGATGAGACGGCCGCCGCTGAACGGACGGGCTTTGCCCTTCTGCTTCAGCTTGGAGAGTAGACCATTGTTCTTAGTAACGTTGTCCGCAATTTTGCGACTACGTTTCTCGATGGTAGTAGCGATGATATCGCTTACGTTCGGAAAGGCCATTTGGCTCACCTCGGAAAGAATTATACCTCAGGATTGCTTGGTCTCGTACGAGGTGAGCTCGCAGGATCTAAGGTTAGCTTAGGTCCGAGGGACTGTTAGCTGGTATAGTACCACTGTTCATGCATTGATGCAAATTTATTTATGCTGTGCCGCGATTCTTCTCTACAGTACGCAAGCCAGCATACCCGAGATAGCCAGCGGAGAAGGTCCACCACAGATCTTCTGGGATGGCGGCAAATCCTTTGCTGACGTTACTGAAGAATAGATCCATCTTATCAGGAAAGAAGATGCCCAGCATTGGCCCTACCATCGTCATGAAGAGGATGATGGTATAGAATACATACATGAACATGGGGCGTGCGCGACTAGTCCACGGATCCGGGCTCTGCGCCTCAGCAATAATGGCCGACATCTGCACAGTCAGCGCCTGGAGCTCCCCGCTCTGCTGCATCTGGGCCAGTTCAGTCTGTGCCTTCAGTTTATCTACTGGATCGGGGAACAGTTTATCTATGAGACCTTGCCCCATAGAAAAGATGCTACTAAGTAGAAGAGGATTCATGGCAATGGTCCAGTGATTGGAAGATCTGTCGGCCCCTCGTACCAAGTGAGCGCGCTGCATACACTTTGTACCGCCACATCAATATTAAGGGTTCTTTGTAGATAAGTGGTATTGGGGCGGAGTATTCGCTCAATGCCCGATACAGAATAGGTAGAGGCTGGAGCATCCTTACCGCCACTAGAGCCAATCTCAAACGTCGGCGCCCCGAACTCGGTGCCGACATTAGTGACTACAGCGCCCCCGAGAATAGTGACTGTAGAGGCGATCGGGGCAATATCATTTAGATTAAACGCGCTTAGGGGGGTTCCGCCAGTATAGGTGGGGGCCCTATATACCCTTACGGATAATAGTAGACCATTGAACTTTATATTACGCCCCTTGACTATGACTGGCTTGCTGCCAGTAATGAATATAACATCAAGAAACCCCGCGACGGCGAGGCTTGTTATGGCAGACGCGGCCTCAAACTGCAATCCATTTTTGACATTAGCCTCGGTATAATTCTGTGAGGTAATGGCTCTCGTACCTGAGAATAGCCCGTTCGGCACATTTGGAAAGACTTCTGAGGCCACGATATTCTCCTATGGTGGAAGGGTGCTCATGGCATCATTCCAAGTTTGGGATCCGTTCGAGCCCTGTAGGATCGCCCAGCTCCTTTGTATTCTTTGCATTTCTGCTCCGCCCAGCCCATTCAATGCGGCCCAGCTTACCCAAAGATCATTTACTGTTTCCGATCCAGTGGATCCGGGAACGACTGTCATTAGATATTGCTTAGTCTTGTCAGCTAAGTTTCCAGTGAACCCACGGTTAGTGAGCCACCGATTAAGGGAATCATTCATACTGCCACCCTATTATCCAGCCACCCGTAGACAAAGCGCTCGTTCTTCGGTGAGGTCTCGGCTATAGATAGATACCTAGCTCCCTGTAGGCAGTTGAGGGCTCGCAGCATAACGACTTCTCCACCATCACCTCTATAGTCCAGGTATTTCTTCAGAACTTTGATAGTGTTGGGGCCCACCTTGCCATCTACTACTATATCAGGGTAGATCTTCTGTTCGTTATTTAGGGCGTTAAGGCTGGTCTGCAGGAAGTTGCCAGCCCAGGACTCTCCCATATTGACTGCTGTATCAACCAACTCTGCCATAATCTTATTGCTAAGAGCTGCAATGGGTTCAAAACCTGAATTGGTCACGAATCTACGATAGTAGAGATCAAAGGCTGTCTGCCTATCTAGACTCCTAACATCCCCAAACCACCCCATATCCCTCAAAGCTTTCTTAGTCCAGCCCCACTTAGTCGGACCTCCATTGTCAGCCGGATCATCCGTGTAGGCTTCTCCCTCTACTTCGAGGATTCCATTAAGGATATCATCAACGGTCTTCATTTAAAGATCTCCCTCAGCATAGGGACTAGAGTGATCAAAACAAGCACGAAGCTAAGGGCTGCTGCGAATCCTACCCCCCAGCTCTTCATGCTATCCACAGCAGAAGCTAGTTTCTCAGTACTGATCTCTATCTTTGCAACATCGGAGCTGACACTCTTCACGACTGGCTCTAAGTTAGCAACTCGTATTGGAAGATTGTGTTCGGCCAACTCATCAGCTCTATATTTGAGCGTATGCATATCTTGCTCAAGGCGACCTAGTCTTGAAAATACTTCCTCTAACCCTTCGGCCGCCATGAGCAAGCCCTCCCTCTGTCAGTTAGATTCGCCCGGCCGACTGCGCCATAGCCTTGCGAATAGTGGTCTCAGTGTCATCATCGTCATCGAAGTCGGTGTTGACAGTTTCGGCAGAGTTTGAAGAAGTGCCTTTGAGTTTGGCCGCTGCTTTCTGCTTATCTGACAGAGCTGGCTTAGATTCCCGCTCTGCAATGACATCCCATACCGCAGGGTTCATGCGGCATGCCTTAGTATACGCATCATCTAGGGTCGTGGCCCTACCAGCTTCCATGAGGACCGCCATATCCTCTCTGACGTCTTCAAAGAACTCTTTGTCTTTCCTGAAGTCGTCAATCAGCTTAGCATTAGTCTCTTGCTGGCTAGACTGATAAGTCTGGCGGAACTGGCGGGCCTCTTCCAATTCGCGCTGGACTTCCGCTGGGATCTGCTGCTTATTCTGATTCATGGACGGGTGAGGAATAATCTCCTGGCCGACCGCGTCGTTAATAATCTTGCGTAACGGAATCCCGTATCCTTCTGCAATTTCAACAAGCGAACTAAATCTTTCTTCGGCAGTGCCTGTGCGCAGACGACGCTCGGCCTGCATAACATTGCCGATGTATTGTCCTGGGTCCGCTTTATTTTCGAAGGCCTCTTTAATGAAGGGCTCCAGGGTTTGCGCAAACTGCATGTAGGGCGCAGTTTGGTCCTGTAGCTGTCTGATGCCCTTAATAGAGTCTTCTTCCCGACGAAGTACCTCTTGGCGGACATTCTCTGGCAGGGCTGCCCATGACTCACGAGCTTTTGGAGTCCAGCTGGATGGGGCCTTATCCTGCGAGAGGATCTGTTTATCCGGATCTCCTCCTAGAGGTTCTTGCTTAGACTCAGGCTCCTTAGCTTCCGGCTCTTTTGCCTCAGGCTCTTTTATCTCATCCTTGACTTCTTCTTTCTCTTCCTTAGATTTGAATTTGCCAGTCTCGTCGCGTTCCTGCGACGTTGGCTCTACCTTATCAATGGACTCAGTGGCCGTAGAATCCCCTTTGGCCTCAAGTTCACTGATGGCGGCTGCCATGTCTTCCTGCAGAGTAGTCTCAGTCATCTTCTTGCACACCTATAGTGGGGACGTAGCCATGAGTTACGTCATGGATAGCCTGCTGAACGTCGTCAGCGACTTCCTTGACATTATTTTCTTCTTTCTTCTGCCCAAAATCACCTTTGAGCACCTTCTCCTCAGAATATCCTTCCTGGATATTCACTACGCCGTTGCGTTTATTATGCTCAGCAAGATCTCGTTCTGTGGAGATTACAGAGAAGTCTACTGGAGACACAAAGGCATCAAATTTGCCCTTCACAAACCCTCGTGGCGCGCTTAGCATAACACGCCTAGCCGTGCTATTACATAGCGGGCACGGTGGGACGTCCCTGTAGGCAGCCACACTGGCTATGAACTCGAACTGGGCCTCACACTGATTGCACTGCGCGTCATACCTTGCCATTACTTCGCACCTTTAGGGGGAGTCTTAGGTTTTTCGGCTTGCTGCTTCAGGGCAAGTTCTCCTTTAGCCTGAGTATGCTCTAAACTCTGCTGATTTGTCACAGCAGTAGCTCTTACCTTCATCGCCGCTTCTTGCTGCTTCAGATTCAGCTCCATCTGCTTCATCTGAAGCTCCATGGCATTCATCTGCTGTTGATGAGTTAATTCAGCTTGCTGCCGTTGTTGCTCAAATTCCATCTTCTGCTGCTCAAGTTGCGCTGATTGCTGGGCTTCCTGCTGGCTGATCTGCGCCTCCATCTGCAATTTCTGCATTTCACCCTGAGCTTTTTGCTCTTCAGGGCTTGGCTGAGGGGGTTGCGGATTATTGACCTTTTGCTGCGCCTCTTTTGCCATGGCATCCAGTTGTTGGTCAATCCACCCCTCAAGTTCACTAGCTCCTCGATAGCCAGACACAGAGAATTTAATCAATTGTACGGCGAGCATGGCCATTTGCGGCACTTGCTCTACCATCTGCATAGTTTGACCGATCATGGCCCCTAAAGTCTGTACCAATTCCTGTTTCTGACCTTTCTCAAGGGCCCAGTCAGCCTGAGTCAGACTATCGGCCTGAATGTCGATCTTGTATTTGGTCCTCTGGTCACTGCGCAGGATCTGAGCAACCTGAGGGATGTACTGTTGATCTGGCTCGTCAATATCTCCAATGATCTCCAGAAGCTTTTTGTCACTGTATAGACCGAACGCCAAGTCCGCCATGATACGCATCGTGTCTCTGACGAATACAGCGACGTCCCTTTGGTATCCATTCATGCGCACGCTGGCAAATTGCGCCTTTATTTGCTGGGCCTTAGCCGTCTCGTACTGGTTACTATCCCCCCGTACGATGTCAGACATGCCTGAGACCTCAGCAAGGAGTCCTTTAATGGCCTCAAACTGCTGCTGGAGCTTCTCAAGCACTTGAATGACGTTCTGTACAGGATACCACTCAATTAAACCTGCTAAGCCCCCCTGTTCCTTGAGCATGGCCCAGTTATCCACTGGCACCAGCTTATTCTCGCCTTCCTGCAACATACGACCAATGCTTGAACCTTGATCACTGGCATAGATACCGGCCACTTTGAGCGCGTCAATGATCAGACTGATGCGAGCGTAGAGCACGTCGAGCTGATTATACTGGTCCTGGGCCAAGTGATAATCAGTGATCGGGATGAATTTGTTAGTAGTTGGGTTGGCGATCAGCGGGCGTGGGCAAGGGAAGAATCCTTTCAGCTGTAGAGGATCGTCCATTTCCAGCAAATTCTCTTCTATGCCCTTGTAGCGGAAGAGAACCGTCTTAGTTTCCTTGTCCCAAATCTCATAGACGCAGATCTTGTTCTTATCTACGTCCTGCATATCGTAGTCATTGCGCTCAGCGCTAGGCGCTCCGACCTTGGCCAGCATCTCTTCTCCGAAGCGCTCGGTAAAATCTTCCTTGCTGAGATGCAGTTTGCGCCAGACGTAGCCTACCTTAGACCAGCGCTTGGCTGGTTCCCAGCCGAAATCCCTCCAGTTTACGTTCTCTACCTTGATATACTCTGTGCCCTGGATTGGTTGGCCATCGGCACCTTCTTCAACGTCGAAACTGCACCACACCTGACCGAGACCGGGCACGAGTCGGTCCAATATGCTGAGATCAATCGCCTCACGAAAGTCCGGCGCACACATAGTTTCATAATCTAAGACCCTTGCTGTCACCATACTGGCAACTCTGGAAATGTTATCGTTGTAAGAACCTTTGTGGATCTTCTGTACGTCAGCCTTTGGCAGACTATTAAACAGAGATTCCTTCAAAGTATTGACGTTGGCGTAGAACAAATTGCAACGCTTAATAGCCCCATTGCTCTCTGCCCCCTCACGCTTATCCTCATAGCGCTTATAGACATTCTCTGCGTGATTATGCCAGATGTCCATAGACTTCTCGGCCTTTGTGATGCGCGCGTCCCACTTATTGCCGGACATCTTGGCAGCCATCTTATATTCTCCGTGGGCCTGCATTGCGCGCTTCACGCTCTGCAAATAGTTTCTCCAGACTCATGACATTACTCTTGATATCTGGCTTAGAGGTGACGATTGGGGTTTCCTGTGCCTTAGCATACGCTGGGTTCAGCCCGAGCGACAAGTAGCGCATGGCATCCGCAGGGTTAGAGCACCAATCGTGGAGCGGAGACTGCTTAAAGATCTTGCGTTTATCGTCCCATTCCCGCTGGTAGAGACGCAGGGCGTTCACTCCGATCTTCACATCTGGGTTAGTCGTGTCAAAGTACATCTTCGGAAGAGTCTTACGTACAGCCTGAATCCCATTCTGCAGACCTACCTGTGGCACGATAATGCTCTGGATCCCATGCGCCCATAGTTGCTCACGGATAGTCTTACCAGTTTGGAGCGACCTGCTGTTGGCGTCATGCGGGAGGAGCATAGGTGCATACGAGTACGGCTTTGTCTTGAGATGCTGTACAATGTCATCAATCGCGTAGCCACTGACAGTGAAGAAGTCGATAACAGCAATCCCGTCGAAATGCCGTTGGCAGAACCAGATGGACGTGTCATCACTGATACCCAAGTCCCATCCGCAAATGACTGGTAAGTTCGGATCATATGTGAGCGCCTTGAGGTGACCAGTCGCTTCGAGGTCGTTGAGAATCTTCCCATAGTACGCTCCACGAACAGCCGCCCGGAAGTCGCACTCGAATTCTTGTTCATATGATTCCTCATCAGAACCCGGCATATCCTTAAAGCCATCGAGTTCTTCTTGCGTAAAGATCCCTGTCTCAGAAGCGCGCGAGATCTGGCGGAAATACCGCTCGTCGTTCTCAGACTCTTCCCAGATATCGTAGAAGTGATTCGGCCCCTTGGGAGTCCCCACGAACACAGCCCATCCTGTCCGGTCTGCCAACGCTGGCAGGATAATCTCGCCGAATAGCCGAGGCTGCATGTCGCCGTACTCGTCAAGCACGATACCGTCCCAGTACACACCCCGCAGAGAATCTGGGTTGTCAGCGCCGTGCAGCCTGATCAACGCCCCATTGCGCAGAATAACGGAGAGCTCAGACTCCATGATCTTCTCGATTAGAGGCCCAGCATAATATTTCAGGTAGTTCCACGCGATGCTCTTGGCCTGCGTGTAGAATGGAGCTACATACCCGTACCTTGGCATCATCAAGTTACACTGGATAGCCTTATCTACAAGATCGTTGATGCAGGCCACAGTCTTGCCCATCCGTCGGTGGCACACGAGGATAGCGAAGCGCTGGTGCCGAGCGTGAAAGTCCATGAATTGATGACGACAGACGTACGGCGACTTAATGGTGCGTACACCTTCTCCTCTCACATCGTTCGTGATACGGTTGAGGCTAAAGTTCGCTGGGCTACTACTCGGGGGCAGAATCATCTCCTACCTCCGGCTCGTCGATCTTAGTGGTCAGCGCTGGCTTGTTGAGAGCGCTCGGAGGTACATTACTCTGGTAGATGAAGGTCTGTCCAGCTTCCTCGGCCACTTCCTTAGGAATCATCTTCGCATACAGCTTGAGGAATTCCCCATAGTTCGCTGGATTATTGGCCCACACAGCGAGACGCGGCACCCCACCCACGAGTTCAAAAGTCTCCAGGAATGTCTGCTCTACTTCCTTCCGCGTCGGCCGCCTGACCTTCCCGCCCGTGGCGAGGGTCATCTGCCGCTGCGTCAGCGCAATGTCCAGAGCTTCCTCGAATGATATTTCTTTCATGACGTGTTCCAGTGCCAAGAAGCATGGACGGATGGGTGCCACTATAGCACGCTCTAATGGCGAAAGCAATACCGGCGGCGAAGCGCAAAACTGCTGGGCTTCCAAGTAGGGCAGCGCTAGGCGCGTAGAAGGCTAGTAGGACAACTCCAAGGGGCCTGGAGTAAACGTTCGCAGGTAGGGCGCCACCAGTATAGCTCTAGGCGCTTAGCGCTTGGTAGGAGGCCGCTCAGAACTCTGCTTCCATATACTCTGAGCTTAGCTCTTGGTGCCACTGAAGTTGATTTTTCACATTTTGCGCTCGGCGGTGTGAGGCCGCGCCGAGCCCCCGTGCTTTTTGCTCATGGGGTGGGGGCCTGAGCGCCGAGCGCGACGAGACCATCGCTCCACGACAGAGCACGTCGCACTGAGTTGACCCGACCTT